TACGACATGTTTGCTAACCCAGAAGAAGTTGATGTATCACTTATTCTTGGTGCAGACGCTAACCAGACAATCGCACTACACTTGATTTCTATCGCTGAAACTCGTATGGATTGTGTAACATTCCTATCGCCCGAGTTTGCAGACTGTGTTAATAACGCAGGAAGCGAAGCGGCAGATATCGTAGAATTCCGTAACTTGCTACCATCTACTTCATATGCAATGCTTGACGGTAACTGGAAGTACCAGTACGACAAGTACAACGATGTATATCGTTGGGTACCATTCAATGGTGATGTTGCAGGTCTTGTTGTTCGTTCAACAGACACAAGAGATGCATGGTGGTCACCAGCAGGTTTCAACCGCGGTGGTATTAAGAATGTTGTTAAAACAGCATGGTCACCAAGCAAAACTTTCCGTGACGAACTATACAAGAACGGTGTTAACCCAATTCTTGTGTTCCCAGGCGAAGGTTGTGTATTGTTCGGTGATAAGACACTACTTGCGAAGCCTAGCGCATTCGACCGTATCAATGTTCGTAGATTGTTTATCGTACTTGAGAAAGCGATTGCAACTGCCGCTAAATACTCACTCTTTGAGTTTAACGACCAGTTCACTCGTTCACAGTTCCGCAATCTTGTAGAACCGTTCTTGAGAGACGTTCAAGGTCGCCGTGGTATTTACGACTTCCGTGTTGTATGTGACGAAACAAATAACACTGGTGAAGTAATTGATAGAAACGAATTCATTGGCGATATTTATATCAAGCCAGCGAAGTCTATCAACTTTATCCAGTTGAACTTTGTTGCCGTAAGAACTGGCGTAGACTTCTCTGAAGTTGTAGGTCAATTTTAATTAACAAAGTAAAACAGGAGATAAACACATGGCATTTCTAATTGACGAATTCAGAGGACAGTTGACTGGCGGTGGCGCTAGAGCAAACCTATTCGAATGTGAAATCACTAACCCATACGGTGGTGATGACCAAAAATTCACATTCATGGCGAAAGCATCTCAGTTGCCAGGAGACACACTAGGCGTAATCGAAGTACCTTACTTCGGTCGTACTATGAAAGTTCCAGGTAACCGTACATTCGCAGAGTGGACTGTTACAGTAATTAACGATGAAGACTTCAATGTAAGAACAGGTATGGAGCAGTGGATGGCGACTATCAACAGTCACATCGCAAACATTGGTACACCATCACCTCTATTACAAAAGTCTGTAGGTACTATCAAGCAATTCGGTAAAGATGGTTCCACATTGAAGACATATCAATTTATTGGTATCTTCCCTGCGGACATTTCACCTATCGATGTTGCTTGGGATTCCAACGACACAATTGAAGAATTCACAGTTACATTCCAGTATGACTACTGGACAGACGTAAGTAACGGTGTAATCTAAATCTAAAACTGCTTCTAGGGGGTCTATAAATATAGTATAGGCTCCCTAGAACAATTTAGATAAGGTATAGAATTTATGGCGAAGTTATTTGGTTTTGAAATTAATAGAGTTTCGGATGAAACTCCACCTTCTTTCGTAGCACCCACATCTGATGATGGCGCTACTGAAGTTGCTGGTGGTGGGTCATTTGGGACCTATCTTGATTTGGAAGGTGCCGCTAAGAATGATGCGGACCTCGTTAATCGCTACCGTGAAATGGCGCTTCAACCTGAGTGTGAAGCCGCAGTAGATGATATCGTAAATGAAGCAGTTGTGCAAGAGGATGAAGATAGTCCCGTACAACTGAATTTAGATAGAGTTGATTATAGCGCAGGTATCAAAAAGAAGATACACGAAGAATTTTCAAATGTCTGTAGACTATTAGATTTTAATAATTACGGTTCAGACATTTTTAAGCGTTGGTATGTTGATGGTAGATTGTACTATCACAATGTTATCGACCCAAAGAACCCTTCAAAGGGGTTGACAGAATTAAGATATATCGACCCACGCAACATTAAGAAAGTGCGTAAAGTCGTAAAAGGTAAAGACGAAGAGACTAATGTTAGTATCTTTGAAGAAGTAGAAGAATACTTTGTATATAATGAAAACGGATTAAGTGGCGCAGAGAATGGTATTAAAATCACTGATGACAGTATCACTTACTGTACATCAGGTTTGTTGGATAAAGATAGAAAAATGGTTCTGTCCTATCTACACAAAGCGATTAAACCTCTGAACCAACTCCGTGCAGTAGAAGATGCGACAGTAATTTATAGACTGTCCCGTGCGCCAGAGCGCAGAATTTTCTACGTTGATGTAGGTAACTTGCCAAAGGGTAAAGCAGAACAATATCTGCGTGATATCATGGCACGTTATAAGAACAAGATTGTATATGATGCATCTACTGGTGAAATCAGAGATGACCGCAAGCACATGTCAATGCTTGAAGATTATTGGATGCCTCGTAGAGAAGGTGGTCGTGGGACCGAAGTTGATACTCTACCTGGTGGACAAAATCTCGGTGAGATGGACGATGTTAATTACTTTAAGAACAAACTCTTTAAGTCACTTAACGTACCAACCTCACGACTTGACAGTGACCAGGCATTCTCTATCGGTAGAGGCGAAGAGATTACAAGAGATGAAATCAAGTTTAATAAGTTTATTAAAAAACTAAGACAGCGTTTCACTCACCTATTTGATGATTTGCTTAGAAAGCAATTGATATTGAAAGGTATTATTAACCCAGAAGATTGGGATAATATTAAAGAAGTTATTTATTATGATTTCCGTGCAGATACTCACTTTACAGAGTTAAAGCAGGCGGAGATTATGAGAGAAAGACTAGCGTTGTTACAAGATGTTGACCAGTATGTAGGCAAATATTTTTCACGCCAAGATGTACTGAAGAATGTTTTAAAAATGTCAGATGAAGAAATTGAAGCATTAGAGACACAGATTAAATTTGAAAAAGATAATGGTTTAATTGATGACCAAGATGATGGAGGATTCTAATATGAGCATTGATATCGTAAAAGCAGTTGAAACACAAGACGCAAGCGCATTGAAAACACATGTAGACAGCGTACTTAATAGTAAGGCGTTTAGTAAACTAGAAGACTTGAAGAAAGATATTGCATCTAGTCTTTTAGACAATAAAAACGAAGAGGACACAACGAATGAGGACGTTTAAGGAATTCAAAAATTCTATTGCTGAATCCGCAGACGCTTATGCTGGTCTTCAGGATGCAGATATCGAATTTGAAATCGATAATGTAGATGTCGATGATGTCCTTGACACTGAAGCCGACACCTTTATGATTGATGAAGATGCAATTGATACTATCAAGTCAATCGTAAAAGATAAGCAGATGAAAACTGTGAAGTTTCAGGATAAGAAGAGTACAAAGGTAGACATGCAGACAGCAAACATTTTGCTAAAGGTCATGGATGCACTTAACGATAAGAATAAAGAGAAATTTGCTGGTTTGATGAGTAAATCCAAAAAAGATTTTATGAAAGCAGTAGATTTTGCAATGGCGAGTATTAAGTAATGTCGTTAGAACTTGTAAAAGCAATTGACAGTGGTGATGCTAAAACAGTAAATGAATTGGCAAATTCCCTTATAAATAATAAAGTAGCGGAATTGCTTGATGAATTAAAGCGTGAAATTGCTGATGAAGTTCTGGATGATGAAGATATCGAAGAAGCGAGAGTAAAACGTGTAAATCGTATTCGCGGCGGTGTCGTACAGAGACGTAAAGTTGTTGCCAAAGATAAAGCGTATAGAGCAAAGGGAGACGGTAGCCAAAGTGTTGTTAGAATGTCTGCTTCAGAAAGAAGAAACAGAAAGTTAGCACAGAAGAAGGCAGCCCGAAAAAGAAAAGCAAAGTCTTCTCGTTCTGCAATTAAACGTAAGTTGACTAATAGAAAAAGAGAGACTAGGGGTTTTAACAGATGAAACTAGTAACAGAAAGTACAGAAAGCGTAGAATACATTACTGAAGAAGTCGGTGGACAGAAGCAGTTTTTTATTCAAGGCGTTTTCTTGCAAGGCAACAAAAAGAACAGAAACGGTCGAATTTACCCAACAGAGGTATTAGAGCGTGAAGTCAAGCGTTACACTGAAGCATATATCACTTCTAGTAGAGCGTTTGGAGAACTTGGTCACCCAGATGGTCCAACCATCAACCTTGACCGAGTGTCTCATATGATTAAAGAATTGTATCGTGATGGTGATAACTTTGTTGGCAAAGCAAAAATCATGGATACCCCAATGGGTAAAATCGTGCAAAATCTAATGCAAGAAGGCGCACGACTTGGTGTATCTTCTCGTGGTATGGGTTCTTTAAAACAATCCAACGGCGTAAACGTAGTGCAGTCAGATTTTTATCTTGCAACAGCGGCAGATATCGTTGCAGACCCATCTGCTCCTGATGCATTCGTAGACGGCATCATGGAGGGTAAAGAATGGGTTTGGGATAATGGAATTCTAAGAGAATCCACTATCAGTGAATACCACGATGAAATTAAAAGTGCAAAATCTAAACAACTTGAAGAAGTGAAGTTGAGATTATTCTCCGACTTCATGCAAAAGTTATAAGTTTATAAGATTATAAATAAGTGTAAGTAGATAACTAAAAAAGGAGATTAATCTCATGCTAAAGAAATTCTCAGAGCAAATTGCTGAAGAAAATGATGTAATTACAGAAGATACACTTTCGGAAGAACTTGACGCAGTTCAGGATTCTGAGGATGCATCTGAAGTAGTTGCCGAAGAAACACAAGAAGTCGCTGAAGAAACTACTGATGAAGTAGTTGCTGAAGAAGCGGCAGACCTCGAAGAGGCGAAGAAGTCTGTTAAGTCTGAAGAAGAAGACGAAGATGCAGATGACGATGATGAAGACGAAGGCGATGATGACGATGAAGATGATGACGATGCTGAAGAAGCAGAAGAGCAAAAACTTTATGCGTCAAAGAAAAAGAAAATGAAAGAAGAAGTAGAAGAAATGAAAGTAGACATGAAGGCTGATGTTGATGCCCTCTTGACTGGTTCTGATGCTGAACTTTCAGAAGAATTTAAAGATAAAGCGACAACTATTTTTGAAGCCGCTGTTAAAGCAAAAGTTACTGAAACTGTTGACAGCCTAGTTGAAAAAGTAGAAGCAGAATACGATGCTAAACTAGAAGAAGCCCGTGAAGAACTTGCAGGCAAAGTAGATGACTATCTAAACTATGTTGTTGAAGCATGGGTACAAGATAACCATCTTGCTATCGAAAAGGGCATTCGTACAGAAATCGCTGAAGAATTCATGGCGGGTCTAAAAAACCTTTTCACTGAGAACTACATTGATGTTCCAGAAGAGAAAGTAGACCTCGTAGATGAACTTGCTGAAAAGGCAGAAGACCTCGAAGCAAAACTAAACGAAGAATTTGAAAAGTCCGTTGCTATGAAAAAAGAACTTGACACAATGAAAGCAGAGCAAGCACTTGCTGAAGCAACCCAAGGTCTAGTAGACGTTGATGCTGAAAAGTTGCGTGGTCTTGCTGAAGGAGTTGAGTTTGAAACTATTGACCAGTACCGTGAGAAGTTAGAAACTATCAAGGAATCTTATTTCCCTAAAGTAAGGGCGACTGGTGCAGAGAAAGAAGAAAGCATTGATGATGGTTCAGCACCAAAACAAGAATTGTCTGAAGCAATGTCAGTATATGCTAAAACGCTTTCAAGCATGAAGAAGTAATGCCGTATAAATATTAATACGAACAGACTTCGGAATGTTTTTATTAACAGTTAATCTAAACGTAATACATTAAAGGAGATAAGATATGTATCTTTCAGAAGAATCCCAAAAGAAATGGGAACCAATCTTGGAGCATGCCGATGCGCCAGCGATTAGTGACCCATACAAAAAAGCGGTAACTGCCGTACTCTTGGAAAACCAAGAAAAAGCAATCCGTGAACAGAATGAGCAAATGGGCTTGTTCGAAGCAGGTCCTCTAAACCAGACCTCAAACGTAAACAACTTTGACCCCGTACTAATTTCACTAGTACGCCGTTCAATGCCACAACTCATTGCATATGACGTTGCAGGTGTTCAGCCAATGACTGCACCTACAGGACTAATCTTTGCAATGCGTGCCAAAGACGGTGCAGGCAACGAAGTATTCTACAACGAAGCCGACACAGACTTCTCTGGTGCTGGTACTCACGCCTCTACAGGTGGTGAAGTAGCAACTGACCCAGATGGCGCAGGTACTGAGTACACAACTGGTACTGGTATGGGAACTGGCGCAGGCGAAGCACTTGGTGCATCAGGTGGCGGTACTTTCAACGAAATGCAATTCTCAGTAGAGAAGATTTCTGTTGAAGCCAAAACTCGTGCGCTAAAAGCAGAGTACACAGTAGAACTAGCACAAGACTTGAAAGCAGTTCACGGTCTTGATGCAGAAACAGAACTAGCAAACATTCTTTCTGGTGAAATCCTAGCGGAAATCAACCGTGAAGTAATGCGTACTATCTACCGTTCTGCTAAACTAGGTAATGCTGGTACTGGTGCATTTGACTTGTCCGCTGATGCAGATGGTCGTTGGTCAGTTGAGCGTTACAAAGGTTTGATGTTCCAAATCGAGCGTGAATCAAACCAAATCGCTAAAGAAACTCGCCGTGGTAAAGGTAACTTCATCATCTGTTCTTCAGATGTTGCTTCAGCCCTTGCTGCCGCAGGTGTTATGGACTACAACCCAGCCCTAAACACTAACCTAAACGTAGATACAACTGGCAACACATTTGCTGGTGTTCTTAACGGTAAGACCCGTGTATACGTTGACCCATATGCAACTGGCGACTTTGTTGTTGTTGGTTACAAAGGTGACAGCGCATATGACGCAGGTATCTTCTACTGCCCATACGTACCACTACAGATGGTTCGTGCAGTAGGCGAGAACACTTTCCAGCCTAAGATTGGATTTAAGACCCGCTACGGCATGGTCGCAAACCCATTCGCAGAAGGTGCAACAGCAGGTGCAGGCGCATTGAACACTCGTTCAAACGTGTACTACAGAGGTTTGTCTGTAAGCAACCTACTATAATAAGAGTTGAGTTAATCAACCTGAAAGGGGCGGTCTTCGGACTGCCCCTTTTTTTATGCTTATAAATAGTATTGAAGTCACAGTAAAATGAGGGTTCAATGACTGACGGTAAGATAATCTTAATACAAGATTTGATTGATACTAAGTTGCGTAAAGAACAAGAATTAGAATTCTATCAAGCGGAACTTGAAAAGTTGCAACAAAAAATGTGGTGGGTCAAAAAAGAGATTGACCTTACCGAAACGATTATCGATATTATAGAAACAGAAAAAGTCATGGACCTAAAAGAAAACATTAGGAATAAAAGATGAGCGCAAACCAACCAGAAAATATGAATAACGCTACAGTGAACAACTTTAAGTTCGTTATGGCAAAAATTCCTGAGATTGAATATTTCTGCCAGTCAGTCAATATTCCTTCAATTACTATGGGTGAAGCACTACAACCCAACCCACTTATTGACAGACCACTTCCTGGTGACAAACTTACATTCGGTGAACTATCAATTGAATTTATGATTGACGAAGAATTACGTTCATACGAAGCATTGCATAACTGGATGACTTCTATCACAACACCAGAAAACACAAATCAGTATGCAGGTGAAAGTTTTGTTTATACAGACGCCGCATTGATTGTGACTACAAATTCATCTAACCCGATATTAGAGATTACATTCAAAGATATTTTCCCTACATCTTTAGGTGATTTGAATTTTTCTACTGGCGGAAATGCAGACCCACTGATTGGAGATGTATCATTCAGATTTAGGTCGTATGAAATAAGGCGCTTATAAATCTGTTATAAATAGTTATACAAGGTTATAACCAGTTATACAATCGATGTGATAATGTTTAAAAATGAGGTAAATTATGAAACTAGAAGAAATCCAAGACCATTGGAGTGAAGATGTAATTATTGAAGATGACATGCTAGATGAAGAAGCATTGAAAATTCCTAGACTTCATCAAAAATACTACAAAATCTACACTACCGAAAGACTGCTTCTGAAGAAACTTCAAGCAGACCTAAAGATTTATCAGCAATTAAAGTTTGAATACTACAGCGGAGAGATGGCGCAAGAAGACCTTGCTGACCAAGGCTGGGAACCATTCTACAAGAAAGTTCTCAAAGCAGACCTTCAGCGTTATGTAGATACAGACAAAGAAGTAATCACAAGAACGCTGAAAATCGCACATCAACAAGAAAAAGTCGATTTCGTTTCAGATATAATTAAGAGTTTGCGTGACCGCGGATTTTTGATTAAGTCTGCAATCGATTGGCGCAAATTCACTAACGGTGCTTAATGGAAAAAATTATTGTACAGAAGCATGATGAAGTTCATGTAAAGGTTCTGTGTGAAGCAGGTACAGCGTATGAGATACAAGACTTCTTTACGTTCATGGTACCTGGTTACCAATTCATGCCTGCGTATCGCAACAAAATGTGGGATGGCAAGATACGTCTGTACAACGTATACACAAAGACACTCTATGCTGGACTTGTTGAGTACCTAGTTAAGTTTGCAGAACAGAGAGATTACGAAGTTGAGTTTGATGGTGTTGAAGCGGCTGAAGAGTTTTCTCTTTTCGAAGCAAAAGAATTCGCAGAGACGTTAGGACTTCCGTTTGAACCTAGAGACTATCAGTACAAAGCATTCGTACACTCTGTTCGAAATAGACGTTCACTTCTGCTATCTCCAACTGCATCTGGTAAATCACTTATCATTTACTTGCTAGTTAGATACTTGAATGCGAAGACACTAATTATCGTACCAACAACTTCACTCGTACATCAACTTGCAAGTGACTTCAAAGACTACGGTTGGAATTCAGAAGATACTTGTCACAAAGTAATGGCAGGTGTTGATAAAGTATCAGACAAGCAAGTTATCATTTCAACATGGCAGTCAGTATATAAACTCAACAAAGATTATTTTGAACAGTTTGACGTTGTGATTGGTGATGAAGCGCACTTATTCAAAGCGAAGTCTCTAATGACCTTGCTTGAAAAGATGCGAACTTGTAAGTTTAGATATGGTCTAACAGGTACGTTAGATGGGACACAAACACACAAACTAGTGCTTGAAGGGTTATTTGGTCCTGTCAAAAAAGTCACTACAACAAAAGAGTTGATTGATAATAAGCAACTTGCAGAGTTTAAAATCAAAGCACTTGCGCTGAACTACTCAGATGAAGAGAGACAGAAAGTTGCTAAGATGAAGTACCAAGAAGAAATGGACTTCATTGTTCGACATGAAAAGAGAAATCGTTTCATTAGAAACTTGACAATCTCGCAAGAAGGTAATACACTATTACTCTTTCAGTTCGTAGAGAAGCACGGACGGGTGCTTTTCGATGATATAAATAATCGTGTAGGGCAAGAAAGAAAAGTCTTCTTTGTTCACGGAGGTACAGATGCAGAAGACCGTGAAGAAGTTAGACGTATTACAGAGCAATCAAAAGACGCAATTATCATTGCATCATTTGGTACATTCTCAACTGGTGTAAACATTAAAAATTTACACAACATCATTTTTGCATCGCCGTCTAAGTCTAAGATTAGAAATTTACAATCTATTGGGCGTGGTTTGAGAAAGAGTGAAAGCAAAGATACTGCTACACTATATGATATTGTGGATGATTTGAAATGGAAGAGCAAGAAAAATTTTACACTTGAACACTTCCTCGAAAGGATGAAAATTTATAACGATGAAAAATTTAAAGTCAAACTATACAAGATTGAAATATGAAAGTTAATTCCAGACAAGGCGTAAAGATTATTAAACTGGTCAATATGGAAGACTTGGTTGGCGAAGTGTATTCTGGCGAAGACCCTTCGGGTCAACAGTGCATTCTTATTAAAGACCCCTTTCTTGTAAATATTCTTAGCGGTACATCTCCAGAAAATAGTCTGATGAATATATCACCATGGTCACCTTTGACCTCTGATGATTTCATCCCTATATACTATGATAGTATCGTAACCATGTTCAATGCAAAACCTTCTTTCGCTGAATACTATACTAGAATTGCTAAGAAGTGGAAAAACATAGAAGATGAAGTTGATGAATTCAAAGATATGAATGCACAACTAGACGAAGTTGCTGAACCAACAGATGAACAACTTGACTTAATTGAAGCAATGATGAAAATGAATAAGGGTGATGGAACTATTCATTGACCCAACCAAATCACTAGATACTATAGTGTATTCTTATAGGACATCTGTAATATACAACATTGTCAAGGGAAAGTCAAGGGAAATCGTATATTTTTTTCAACAATTTTGGATATACCAAAAAAACCAAGAAAATACTTGACAATGTGATAAAATTGTAGTATATTGTGAATTATTTCCAAGCGTGGGTGCGTTACACCCAAAACAGGAGTTATTATGGCAGAAAAGAAAAAACAAAGTAATCATTATGTAGACAATAAAAAGTTTCTGCAAGCACTCACGGATTACAGAGAGCAAGTAAAAGAAGCAGAAGCAGTAGGTGACGATAGACCTAGAGTCCCAGAATACGTTGGTGAGTGTTTTCTACTCATAGCACAGAGACTATCTTATCGTCCTAATTTTATGAATTACACATTTAAAGACGATATGATTTCAGATGGTATTGAGAACTGTCTGGCGTATATCGACAATTTTAACCCAGAAAAATCTAACAACCCCTTTGCATACTTTACTCAAATTATATACTATGCTTACCTTAGACGAATTCAAAAAGAGAAACGTCAAACGTACATTAAGTATAAAGCAACCGAGAAAGCAAATATATTTGGCGAACTCGCTGACCATGCAGATGACATTGAAGAAATTCACTATATCTCAAATGGTCACATGGAAGAATTTATCGGCGAATACGAAGAGACAAAGCGTAAGAAAAACGAAAAGCGTAAGCAACGAGGTATAGAAAAACTATTAGCAGAAAAAGAAGCAGAAGACGAAGCGAATAACATCTCAGACGAGGACTAAATTATGAAAGTGCTTTTGATAACAGACCAGCATTTCGGCGCACGAAATGACAGTCAGGCATTCTTAGATTATTACGAACAATTCTATACTAACATTGTTATACCCTATATCGATGAGAATAACATTGATACTATTATCGACTTGGGTGATACCTTTGATAGACGTAAGTATGTAAACTTCTATACGCTAGAACGTGCAAAGAAGATGTGGTTTGACCCATTGCGTGAACGTAATATTAAAGTACATACGCTAATCGGTAACCACGATACTTATTACAAGAACACAAACGAAGTCAACTCACCTGATTTGTTGTTGTCAGACTATGACAATATTATCACATATCCAGATGCAAGAGTTGTTGAGTTTGATGGCACCCCTATTGCGATGTTACCATGGATTTGCTCTGGTAACTACGCAGACAGCCTTAAATTTATTGAAACAGCGAAGGCAGATATTCTCATGGGTCACCTAGAGTTGTCTGGGTTTGCTATGATGAAGGGTTTCGAAAATGACCACGGAATGGATAAATCACTGTTTAACAGATATGATACTGTATTCACAGGACATTATCACCATAAGTCTGATGATGGTCGTATTTATTACTTAGGTAATCCATACGAACTCACTTGGTCCGACTACAATGATTATCGGGGTTTTCATGTGTTTGATACTGATACTCGCAACCTTGAGTTTATCAGAAATCCGTACAGAATGTTCCATAAAGTTTTCTACAATGACAGCGCCGTTGCAGAATTCTCCGAATTAGAACTTGACAAAGAGAAACTTTTAGAGTATACTGGTAAGAATATCAAGGTGGTAGTTCAGTCAAAGAACAATCCATACTGGTTTGACATGTTTGTAGACCAGTTGCATCAAACTGACCCTGCCCAGATTTCTATTGCAGAAGACCATGGAAACATGGACGAACTAGAAGACGATGATATTGTGAGTGAGGTTGATGATACATTGACGATACTAGAGAAGTATATCGACAGCCTTGAGATTGATGCTGATAAGAAGAAGTTAAATTCTTTGATGCGAAACCTGTATCAGGAAGCAATGACGATTGAGACAGTATGATTATATTTAAAACTATTCGTTGGAAGAACTTTCTTTCGACAGGTAATCACTTTACTGAAGTGCAACTGAACCGTTCGCCAAACACATTAATTGTTGGTAATAACGGTGCTGGTAAGTCAACCATCTTAGATGCGTTGACGTTTGCGCTATTCGGTAAACCTTTTCGTAAGATTAGTAAGGCGCAGTTGATTAACAGCATCAACGGCGGTGGCGCACTTGTTGAGGTTGAGTTTAGCATTGGTCGAAAAGATTATCTTATTCGTAGGGGTATCAAAAAGAATATTTTTGAAATCGAATTGAACGGTAGTACGATTGACGAAAATGCAAATAATCGTGACCAACAAGAGATGCTTGAGAAGACAATTCTGAAGTTGAATTATAAAGCATTCACTCAAGTTGTTATCTTGGGTAGTGCATCATTCACGCCTTTCATGCAATTGTCTGCGGCAAATCGAAGAGAAGTTATTGAGAACTTACTTGATATTGAAATTTTTAGTATTATGAATTCTTTGCTGAAGACAAAACAAAGCAAACTCAAAAGTGACTTAGAACAATGTCAGTACCAACTAGACATTAATAAAGAAAAGTTACGTCTACAGAATGAATACCTAGAGACACTGAAGACAGACAATGAAGCGAAGCGTAAAGAAAGTCAAACAGAAATTACAAAGTCAGAAGCGGCGATTGCAACACATGAAGCAAAAGTCGAAGAGTTGTCAGAACAAGTTGACGCACTACAACAACAAATTGTAGACAAAGCGAAGACTGAAAAACTACAGTCTGACCTTGGTTCTATGCGTACAAAACTCAATCGAACAATTAAAAAGCACAAAGAAGAGATTGCTTTTTACGAAGAGAATGAGCATTGCCCGACATGTGACCAGCACATTGATGATAGTTTCAAAGTAGGTAAAGTGTCTGAATATACAGATAAAATTACTGAGGTTGAAAGCGCATTACCTCAACTGAAAGATAAACTTGCTGAAGCAGAAAAACGCCTTGAAGCGATTGCAGATGTTCAGCGTGAAATCAGTTCATTGAACAGCGATATTTCTGTTGAACAATCCAGTATTAATGGGTTGCAAAAGTATATCACTCAGATGCAAAAGCAGTTGACAAATCT